TCTGACTATCGCCAAGCGGGCATTGACCGAATCTGGACCGTTTCCGTCGATCTTCTCGAGTTGTGAAAGCAAATCCTTGCCAAACTGGCTTGCGGTTATCTTGCCAGTAAACGCCTCCAGGTATGCGGTCACATCGTTCGATGTCGCTGCAGGCACGTACAGGAACGGGCTCTTGCCGTAAGCGTTGATCGAACGAACGTAGTAGTAATAGTTTTTGTAGAACCCCAGTCCTGTGTGGGTGAAGCTCAGGCCCTGGCCGATATAGGTGGCATCTGCAACCGGTGCATGCGGGTTTGTGGTGAAAAAATACTCATACGTCCCGCCGTTCAAAGACTGAATGACGTTTTTTGGAATCAGTGTGATGGAGTCCAGCGAAGACTGAACAACGCACGATTCGGGCATAGGCGGGCCGCCCACGTTTACGCTCAGCGTGGACTCTCCAGACCGTGCCATTGGGCCGATCGCTGCAACGCTCATGGTGTACGCGCCAGACACCAACCCACTCAAATTGCACTGGCTGGCGCTCGCAGGAAGCGTCTGAGCCTGGATGGCCTTGCCCGCTTGACGCACTACAACCGCGTAAGACGTGACAATGCCAGAGGGCGGAACCCAGGAAAGCACGCCTTGAACAACTTCGGCCGTATCGTCTGGCGTCCATTTCAGACCGGTAGGCGATCCAAGCCCGCCGCTGGGCAGGTTGATGAAGCCCAGCGGGTTGTAAGCCTGGCCCACGGCATCATCAAAGATTGCCGCTTCATATTGCTTGACCTGCACCGTGCAGCCTTCGCTGTCGCCCATGGACCAGTCAGAGACGATGAACTCGCCAAGGATGTTCAGGGATGGCAGGTTCACGCGAACGACACGGCCAGGCCTGCAGTTGTAGCCCCAGAAGTTCATCGGCAGGCTGATCGCACCGCCAGCCCGGCGTTGGCGCATCGCGATGTTCGCCAGGCGCTGAGGCTGATACGCGTCGGTTACATACGAGAACGTCATCGTTTCGGCAGCTTCGCCACCGTCCTCAAGAATCCATTCGGAAACGCTAACCTCTGGGTAATCCGTCTCGGTCCAGGACTGTTCAGGATCGATGAACGTGCCGCGCACCGTGTTGATGGCGGAATCGTTGGTCGACTCTGTACTGCCAGAGACCGTGCCGATGATCATGTCTTCGGTGATCTCGAAGTCATAGGGGCCGTAATACGCCCCAGCCTGGAGCATCCAGCGGCCGCCGACGCGGATCAGCTTTCCTGCGCATGACGCCTCCAGCTTCTGCAGCACGCCCGGGCGCTGCTCGTCGGCACCGATCACGCAGGAGGTACGATAGCGCTGGCTGACCGAGCCGTCGGCATTGGTAACGGCCTCGTCGCTCACGTTGGCGGCGCTGGCGAACGTTTCAAACACAATCTCATCGTCTGGCACGTTGCAGCGGTTGCGCAGGAACCAGAGGATGTGCAGCGCCGTATTCTCGGTGTAGCCATTGTTGCCGGTGCGCGGGTCGTAAATGTCATTCCGGCCACGGACCACAAATCGCGTGTCAGGAATACCTGATGGGAACTTCTCGGCGCTGTACTTCAGGGTGATGCGCACGAACGACAGGCCGCGACCGATCTGGCTGTCTTTCCAGTCCGGGCAGTTGGCCTTAAGGAATGCGTTCACCTCAGTCGGATTGACGATCAGCTCATAGCTGGCGAACTCACCAAACGAGCCGATCTCTTCCTCGCCCAGGTAGATATTCTCCAGGCCGTCGATCGCGCCTTCACACAGCACGTAGACCAGGTGCAGCTGCTCGCCCTCGGTTGCGGTACCAGACTGCTCCTGCGCCCAGACCAGCACGCCACCGGTAGATACGCGGCCGAGGATGTAACGAACGGGGGCCTTCGACGAGCGTACGGTTTGAGCAGAAGGCTCGTTGTCGCGCAAAGGGGATTTGGTATTGAGCTTTTCCTGTTGCTCAGATGCATAAAAAGCAAGCGCTGCACCAGCAGCAGCGCCCCATGGCCCGCCTTGAGCGAAGCCAACGACGGCACCTACGGCGACCTGAGCCAGTTTTCTAACGCCACTGCTCATTATTCAACCCTCCACGCCGTCAGCGGCTCACACACAACGCGCGCAACGCCGTCATCGGTCGTCGCCCAATAATCACCAGCCCAGAACACAGCCATGCTGCGACCTGCCGGTGCTTCGTACATCACGACGTCGCCGCGCTGGATGAACGGGACTGCCACCCTTGCAAAGCACGCATCCCATGCTGCTTCCAGGCTGCCGTGACGCTTCTTCAGCGCACGCTTGGCACCCGCCTCGGTCTTGTAGGCGCCTCGGTATTGCTCTGCTGGATCGACACCGCACACGGCGCTTGAGCAGTCGGCAGCGAACAGGCAACAGTCAAATTCGCCCCACGAAAAAGGCCGCCCTTGGGCAGCCTTGATTACTTCGTTCAGACGCGTGGTCCAGTCTCGATTGCGCATATCTAACTTCCGTAGGTGAAGGTCGGCGCATCCTTGGCAGACCCCCAGTAGATGGGCCATTCGGACATTTGCGCGATTGCGTAGAAGAAGCGGTCGCCCTGGTGCCGGGCGCGATGGTTTTCGTCCGTCCAGCGCTCGGTGCCGGTGCGGCTCCACTCGGCCATACGGTCAATGACCGGTACGGTGATGGTGTTGCCGTCCTGGCCATTGCCTGCGAACGAGAATTTGGCGGCGTCCATCCGCCCGGAGAACAGGATGTCCGCCGCGTAGTTGCCGGACTCGTCGAATACCACGAAGAGGACCTTGGCCATCCGGCCCCGGCAGCCGCGAACGTTGGTTTCGGAAAGGATGTAGGAGTCCAGCCCGCTCAGCGTCAGATCGACCGACATGGGCGAACCTGAGTTGTCGCTCTCCTGCGACTGGCTGACCTGGCCAAAATTGCCCACACCTTCATAGGTGATGCCGTCGACGACAAGCTCACCGGTTCCCGTGTGGGCGAACACCATGCCGTCGGCGAAGTCGAGCTGCACGGCGTACACCGGCATGAATTTGCCTGTGGCGATGATATCCACCACGTTCTGGCTGAAAGGGAAAGCTGAGGGCATCAGAATGCCTCCCTGAATGAGTAACTACCGTTGGCGACCACCGGGCGGCGCGTCATAGCCCATGTGTCCGACGTCATGCGCATTTCCGAGTAGGGGTTCAGGTATTCAACCGCCGCGCCTGGCGTGAGCGTTTTCCGGATGCGCTTGTTGAGCAGCACCGTGACCTGGCCCTGAGCGTTCGACGACACCGGGTCGGTTACCTCGAACATCTCTCCCGCTATGGTGATGTAGTCACCAAAGCTGAAGACCGGGGAGTTGGCCGGTGCGCCCGCAATGATCATGCTGCGCGCCTGGGCAAAACCGCTGACCACGCTGAGCGCTCCGACACTGCTCTTCCGGTATCGGGTGAAGTCCGGCAGGTTGAACGTCCCGAACATCCCGTCCAGCTTGCCGAGGAACGATGAAAGCTCGCGCTCCTGAGCCCGGGTGAGCAGACCGAAGGTCAGCGTGCACTGCCAGTACGCGCCGGGGTAGCCAACGATCTGCTGGGCGTTCGAAAGCGACGACGTGAACGCCCGGCTGTTGTTGACGATGCCCCAGCTCATTTCTGACGGGCGCAGCGAAGCAGGCCACGTGAGAGCCATGCGTTACTCCTTATCGATTAGCGCCTGGCTGCGAGCTGGCGGATGGGTCCGTTTATTTTGAAATCGCGCATCACCATCTCGTAGCCGCCCTTCGCGCCCTGGTACGCAGCTTCCTTGACCATGCTGAGGGTCGATTCGTCTGGAGTGCCTTGGAACTGGAACGACTGGTGAATGGCTGGCCCGTTGGCGCCCGGCGATACCGTTTGCTGAGCGCTGCTGGACGCTGCTGTCGTAGCCGCCTTGCCGACATACCCGCCGTCGGCGTAACCCTTGGTGTTGGCGTTCATGCGCTCCAGGAACTCACGCGCGCCGGGCTGGCTGACCACTTCCTTTTTCACGACAAACTCACCGCCGTGCACAACGCCCTTCGGCTGGAACTTGCCACCATCGCCGGTATAGCCGCCGTCGGAGAACCCGTATTTGGAGCCGTAACCGGCCGCCGACGCGCCAAGCGCAGATGACGACGTTGCTGCAGCACCACCGCCAACGCCCGAGAGGGCGCTGAATGCCGTGCTGAGGAACCCCGCCGCCGCCTGCCGCACCTGAATGCGGATCAGGTCCTCGATCACACCGTTGGCGAAGTCCTTGAAGGACAGCTTCCCGGTTTTCACGAAGTTCACGACCGCGTCTTCCATGCCGCTGAAAGCGTTGGTGAACAGTTGCTTGGTCTGCCCCGCCACGTCGCGCGACTGCTCGAGGTAGTTCTCAAGCGCCGAATTAGCACCCAAAGCCCAGTCCGACTGGGCCCGATCTACATCCGTGTAGTACTGGCGCTGCATGGCTAGGCGGGTCTGCAACGCAGCGTTGAGCGCGTTCGTCTCGTTCTGGTAAAGCGACGTATCAGCTGAGGTTGGGTTCGTGATCTTGTTGTAGTCGCGACTGAGCTTGTCCAGGTCCTTCTGATACGACTGGCGTATCTTGAGGTCGTCTTGGAGGCGCTGCCGGGCCTGATCCCCGAGACCAGCGCCAGCCAAGTCGCTGTCCAGTCCATCTTTTGCAAGACCAAGCTGTGAGTCGAGGTTTTCCCGGAAAGCTTTGAGCTTCGACTCGTTTTCCAGTCGGGTGATGCTGAGCTGGTTTTCCTTTTCCAGAGCAGCGTTGCGGCGCAATTGAGCAGTGACCAAGTCCTGATTCGCCACCAATGACTTCTGGTCGGCGGTCAGGGTTTGCTTGCTCTTGATGTTGGCGAGCTGCTGCTCCCACTTGATGAGCTCGGTTGCGGCTGCTCCAAGCTTTTCAGTGTCGCCCCTTTGGGCTTTGATGATCGCCGACTGCTCGCCGAGAACGGCGTACTGCTTCCGAGCATCGTCAAGAGCCTTCGTGCCAGCGCTTTCTGTGTACGCCTTGCCGGCCTCTCGGGTCGCTTTGGCTGCAGCCTTGTTTGCCGCCTCCTGAGATTTCAGCGCATTTGCCGTGGACAGAATGGCGACCTTGTCAGCCTCGGTAAGGTCTTTGTGCTCCGCGATATAGCGGTTGGCCTCTTTTACCGCATCGTTGTTGTCCTGGAGCTTGCCGAGCTGCTTTTGAAGCTCTTCGTTGTATTTCTTCCCTGCACCGGTCATGACGTTGGTCGCGCCAGTGGAGAGCGCAGCGGTGGTAGCGGCGTTTGCCGATTCCGTTTTTAGCGCTGCGATTCTGTCCTTCGCCTCTTTTGCTGAAGCCGATAAGCCAGAATAAGCGCCCGCCGATTTGACAAGGCTATTTATCAGGCTTTCCGGAACTCCGGGCTCACTGCGCAGCTTTTCGAAAATCGGCGTCAGGCTCTCGCCCGCTTCTCTTGCTGAGGCGATCTGTGCCGAGTAGTCGCTGAATATCTTTGTGCCTGCAGCACTTGATCTTGGTCCGACCAGGCCGGCCTGCAGGCTTTTGTTGAGATTTTGAAACTCTTCGTTTGCTGCCTTTGCCGCCTCGGCCTGGGTTTCTCCCCACTTGACCAGCGCTGCCGCTTGCTGATCTTTGGTGAGCTGCTTGAATCTGGCAATAACATCGTCGAGCGGCCCCTTCAGATTCTGCAGACCCTCATTCACCTTGTCGCTGCTGCTGCGGAAATCCATGAAGGACACAGCGACAGCGCCTGCAATGAAGAGCAGTCCGAGCGGACCGCCGAGCATGCCCAGGAGGCCGGTGCCTGCTGCGGTTAACGCTCCAAGTGCTCTGGACGTCAAGCTTGCCGCCGCCGCTGCGTTATTGGATGCGACCGTTAACGCATTGACGACTGCAGTCGTTTCCCCGTAAGCCGCAACCGCTGCTGTCCTTGTGCCGTATGCTGCTGTGATGGTCGCCGACGCAGAAACTGTGGTTGCTGCAAGCGCTTTCTCGGCGGCAGCAACTTGGTTTGTTACCACAACATGTGCGCGGCTCAACTCCGCAAGTCTATTAAGGGATGCAGCCCGGCCCTGATCTGAAATTTGCGCTTTTAGACGCTGAACCTCTATCTCCCTCTCAGCGACCATCGCCGCCTGAACAGCCCTGGTCCTGTTGAGCTCAGAAGCCATAACTTCCTTATCGGCAGCAACTTGCCGTTGCGCTGAGGCTACCTGCGCGTTGGCGCGGTCTACTGCAGCTTTGGCGTCTACCTGTTTCGACTTAGCGGCAGCGAGATCCTGCGTAGCCGTGGCTGCTGAAACGGTCAGCGCCTTTTGGTTGGCCACCGCTGCGTAACCAGCCTGCGCAGCCTGTTGAGCAAATCCACCAGCCACCCGCGCAAGAGCAACATAGAGACCGGTGGTGAGAACCTGGCCCAACTCCTCGGAATTGTCAGTGGCCAATTTGATTGCGGCCGGCAGCCCGCCGTCGATCGCGCTAGAAAGTGACAGGATGCTCTTCGCAAGTGACGCGCTAGATCCTGTTGCCTGATCAAGCTGACCTATGAACGAGGTAGTCGAGTTGCCCAGCGCTGTGAGACTGTTACCGATGGTGGCCGAGGTCCTCGCAAACAGAGCATCCACAGCCCCACGCTGCGCCTGCAAAGCCTTTACAACCGCATCAGCAGTTAGAAGGCCTGCCGCGCCGAGCGACCGAAGCTCGCCGACTGTCTTGCCCATACCGGCTGCGATAGCTTGAGCCAGCGCCGGGGCCTGCTCCATTACGCTGTTCAGCTCTTCGCCTCGCAGTACGCCAGACGCGAATGCCTGGCCCAGCTGGATCAGGGCCGCGTTGGCAGATGCAGCTGACGCGCCAGAGATGGCCAAGGTCTTACTGATCGTTCCAACAACACCAGCTACACCCTCGCCTGTTAGCTTCAATTCCTTCTGGTTCGTCGCGATGCGTTGATAGAGCTCGGCGGTTGCCGTCAGTGGCTGGTATGCACTCTGGGCTATCGAGAAAACAGCCTTTTGCGCCGCGGCAAGCTCAGTGGCGTTGCTGGTAACCAGCTTCATGCGGTTTGTCAGCGTGCTATAAGCCTCACTGGCGTCATACAGCGACTTTGTGGCGAAAGCCGCTAGCAAAGGCCCTGCAAGCCCAGCCGCAGCCGATGCTAACGAACGAACAGTCCTATCCAGGCCTTGCACCTGAGTGGCGGCTGAGCGTGAGCTTCGACCGGTGTCGTTGATAGCTCCGCCTGCCCCCGACATGACAGGGCCTGTCCGGACGCCAGCATTATTCAGAGCCTCAAGCGAGCGACGAAGGTCCTGCACTTTCTGCTCAGCACTGCGGCTATCGACCTCAATGGCAAGTCGTGAAGTGAGGGCCATACTTTTCTCCTGGCGTAAAAAAACCCGCCGTAGCGGGTCGTGATGGATTCTTTAGGTCAGGCAGACTTTCCACCTTCTATCAAACGGTAAACTTCATCCCTGCTCTTTTTTATGCACTGGTCATACATTTGGTCAGAAGTGTTGCTGCCTGTATTTGCATCGGAAAGCGCACGATTAATCGCCGCCTCAGCAGCTGAGCCTGGCGAGGCACCGCTGACGTCTTTTATCTTCTGGTCGGAGTGGCCGTTTCGGTGAGCTTCAGCTGCGCTGAGATAGAGGCCGTGTTGGTTATGGCACATTTCTGCAGCATTGAATGCCATCAAAGCTGCAGCCTCCATCTCTGCTTGTCCTGGCTTGGCGCTGGCACTAAAACTGAATAGCAAGGTAATTACAGACGCCGCAGCTATAGATTTTTTCATGAAATCATTACTCCCTGATAATGGCGTCAATCTACCAGCATCGGGCGCAACGGCGAACGACCGTTAATCCTCTTCTTCCTCGTCGCCCTGATCCATGAACAGGCGATCGAGCTCGAATAGAACAAGGTCTATCTCTTCACGGTGGATCGGTGACGGATGCGATTCGATCCAGTCAGTGATCTCGCGCGCAGACAGCGGCATTGGGAAAACGCCGCCCATGCCTGAGATGTAGCGCCGCCCCCGGCATACGTTGCGGAAGGTGTTCAGCAGGTACGCCGTGATTGGATCTTGCGGGGGCTCGTCCGGCACATCCATGCCGAACTTACCAAATATCAGCTTGCGCTTTGCGGCTTCCGGCCCTGCCCACTCGCTTTCCCACTGGAAGCGGGCGACGGCTTTTCCAGCGTTTCCTTGCGCTCTTCCTGGACCTGCCTAGCAAAGGACTCGGCAGAGCGGATCACGAACAGGAAGAATTCAAGGTCGCTTTCGAGCATGGACACGCCAATCGCCTCGTCGTAAGGCAGCGCGTTGCCGTCATGATCCTGAGCGCCCTGCCAGTCCTTGACGATGTATTTCGCGAGAACCATGCAGTGGTTGCGCTTCTCGCTTACCTCGCCCTCCAGCACGCCCACGCTGCCTTCGGCGAACACAGCGTCATTGCGCCAGATGCGTCGCTGCATGCGCTCAATGGCTACCTGGTATTCCGGGCTATCGACTGGAGCGATGAGCACTTTGGTATCTTTGTCAAAATCGAACCACTTCGCAGCGGTGTCGACCACTTCTTTATTCTTCAGCTTGAGAGCCATGATGCAACCTCAACGCCACGCCATAAAAGGACCGCCCCGGCAGGCGTTATCACCGGAGCGGTCAAAAGTGTTTACGGTGCTGGGTCAGCAGCATCGCGGGTGATGGTCGGGCTCTGCTTGGCCACGGTGTAGCTCAGCTCTACCTGAATCAGGTCACGCTTGCCGCCGCTTGGCAGTTCGCCGTCCACTTCCACTGCCGGGAAGTTGAACGTGTACTTGTTGCCCAGCGAGTCGGTGATGGGGAACTCGACCGCGATCGGCAGGCGGGTGAAGGTGTTCTTCCAGATCTGCCAGGCCTTTTTGGACCATGCCAAAGTGATGCTGCCGGTGATGGCCGCTTCGGTGGCGATGTGCGCGCCCGGGCCGAGTCGATCCGAACCCAGGCAGCGCTGAGTCTGCAGGCTGTTGTCCAGGTTGATGGTCATGGCTGAGACGCAGGCTGCGCCTTCCAGCGATTCGCCATTCACCAGAATCGTGCCGACGTTGTTGTTCGACAGGAAAGGCGTGGTGGTCGGCGCGTTCGGCGTGACGACAATCGGCGTTTCGCTATCGGTGTAGTCCAGGCAAGCCATGTTGAACGTGGCGGTGACCTTGCCTTCTTCCGGAATCTCCAGCGCGAAGGTGGACACGTGAGCGCCCTTGAACACGCCGTAGACGCCGATGTCGTTGTAACCCTTGGCGATGCTGAAGGTGTTGCGAGTATCGCCCACGCGCAGCACGTCGTTCGTCCAGGCGCCGTAGAAAGCAGCTTCCAGAAGCTGGTCAAACGAGCCGAACGAGAACTCGGCCGACAGGTCGCCGCCGATATCGATGCTGGTGGCCACAGAGCCTTGGCTCAGTCGGGTGTCGGTGATCTCATCACTGACTTCGGTGTTGACGGTCGGGGTCAGCGCGTTACCGGTCAGGCGCAGCGTGTCCCAGGTGCCGGTGGGGGTAACGCCGGGCGTCACCTCCTTGATGATGTGCGAAACGACTTTTGCGCCGGAACTCATGTGAGTCTCCTTTCTGCGGGCATAAAAAAACCCGCTCAAGGCGGGCCGGATGGGTGCTTCAGGTTCAACCGGCGCGGAACCGGATATTCACGTTGATCTGATAGAAGCCTTCGTACTCGCCTGCGTCGACCTGGCTGGCCTCGATGCACTCAAGGTCACCGTCAGCCCAGTAGGCGAAATGGGCTTCCAGTGCGTCGGCCAGTTCATTCAGGCCGCGCATACCGGTGCGCAACCGGGCAAAGCACTGCACGACGATGATGCCGGGCTTACGGGTGTAGGGCTGGTCAGCCATGCCGGCCATGAAGGCGGTGGCGTGCTGGATGTTCAGGCGGCACCAGAGGCCGTCGGCTGGCGGCTTGAATACGCCTGAGCTGTCTTGGTTCTGAGCCGGGTACTGAGCGTTGGGATAGAAGATGCGCGCCTGCTCGATACCGGTGAAGGACACCATGCGCGCCGTGATGGCCTGGCGTATTTGCTCATAGGTCATGATGCATACGCCGCTGCAACGCCAGCGAAGGCGAGCCCGAAGACGCCGGACGGCGCCTGCTTGGAGTGTCCATTCTCCAGTTTTTCCGCATACGGCAGATTGTTCTGGATGTAGATGATCGAAAACGGCTTGAGGCCAGCCAGAACCGAAGCGCCTTTGCTGATGGTAACTGAGCCGGTCGGGTCCAGTGTCTGGCTGTTCGAGAACACTGGCGAGCCAATCGTGACCGTTGTGTTCCCGCGAAACCTGCCGGTGTCCACCGGGGATCGGCTGATGATCTCACCCAGCAACGCCATTGCGATGATTCGCAGCTGCTTGGTCATATCGCCTTCAATCTGGGTGATGAAGGCTGTCGGGGGCGTGCTCCATCCGGCCATCAGATTTCCCTCAGTTGAATTTGGTAGATGCAGTCGGCCGGGTCTTTCTGCACGTTGATCACGTCGAAGCCGTTAATCTTGTGGCCAACCTGCGGCACGCCGCCAATCACCTCACTGATGATCGCAATCAGCTGCTGGTCAGTGGCCTTGATGCTTTTGCCGTCAATCAGGTCGTTTTGGTAGTCGGCGAAGACGCCACGCCCTGTGTAAGCGATGACAGTGCCTGGAGTGGAAACCTCTGTGACCGGATCAACCTTTCCTGGCAGCGTGATCCCGCCGCTGAACGTCTTCACCGCATCAGCCAGATCCGTGTCGAATGCCTCGGCCATATCAGCCTGGATTTCATCGCGAATGCCCATGGCTCACCTGTAGACGTTGAAGCTGAATGCGCTGGAGCGCCACGGGGCCAGCAGCGCCAGAGCGAACTGGAGGCCATCCGGCAGCGCCGTTGATTTGGTGGTATCGATTGATGCGAATGTCTTGCTGGTGGTGACCGGCCCCGCCTTGACTGTCTTCGCCTCAAGCGTGCCCTCGGTCTGCTGCTGGTAGAGCTTGCCATCGGCCGCAACCTTGGCCATCTCGATACCGGCCTGCTTAACCTCTTCAGGGATGGATTCCATATCCACGCCTGCCAGGCTCAGTGACGTCATGTAGGCATTGGCCTGCATCACGGCGCGGGCCTTCTTGTCTTCGGTGGTCCAGTTGGCCCCCAGTGCGGCGTCAACGTCTGCCACGGTGATGTAGGTAGCCATCTGGCCTCCGAATTGAATGAGTGGGGCCAAAGCCCCGGGTGTTACTTGGTCGTCTTGCTGGTGGAAGCTTTGGTCCCTTCCGATTTATCGCCGCCGCCGTTGTTGCGGGCTGCGGATTCATCGGCTTCAGTGCGCGCGCTTTCGACGCCACCGGTTTCGCCTACGGTTTCAGGGCCAACGGTGATGCTGCCTTCAGCGCCACCGAAACCCCAGCGCGCTTTCACGTTCGGGTCGATGTGATTGTCTTTTGCTACAGCCATAATCTTTCTCCTTCAGGTCTGCCGGCCCCGTGTGAGGCCGGCGCTCGGTTACGCCGAGACAGTGGAAGTGATGAAGGCCAGAGGAACCTGCTTGCGGCTCCACTTACGCTCCCAGTTGGTCGCCAGCGCCAGGTCGGCCCAGTTCGCCGAGATTGGGCGAGTAGTGGTCGGAGTACCCGTGATGGTGGCGCTCAGGAACGAGTAGCCCAGCGGATGCATGACGAAGTTGCGACGGTTCCACAGCGTCTCTGCACCACCGCCATTGCCGCGATCAGGCGTGCGGTCGTACTCGAGGCCGTCCTCGCCTGGAGGGGTTTCCTCGGCGAAGCCCATGGCGCCTGGGCCGAAGATCACCGACAGATACTTGTTCGGCGTGCCAGCGATCACTGGCATGGAGTCATCAACGACGACGCGCATACCTTGGAATCGGCCGAACTCAGGAACCTGGTCGGCGATCGGGGTGAAGTCGATCAGGTTGAGGATCTGCAGTTCGGTCTGCACTGCGGAGTGCATCGCGATGACGCTCAGGCCGCCCAGCTGACCGGAGTAGTCGCCCATGGTGGCCTTGGCGCGGATGATGGATGCAGCGCTGATGATGCCTCCCGCGTCCTGGACCATGTCGCCGCCATTGCTGGCAACGTTGTCGTTGTAGATACCCACGACAGTGGCAATGGCACGGCGCTGGGCCGCACGACGCCAGTAGCTGAGCAGGCGACCTGCAACGAACTCCAGCGGATCCTGATTGGTGATGTTCTTCACCAGGTTCATGCAGTTCCAGCCTTCGTTGAGGTACGCAGCGCGTGCCTGCATGGAAGCACTGGTGACCGACAGCGGTACAGCGATGTCGGTGTACACGTCGTTCGAGTAGTTCGACTCGATGGACGCATCCAGGTCAACCCACCACGGAATGGTGAAGGTGTTGGAAGGGCTGGCCAGCAGAGTGGACATATCGCTGTTCGAGGTCAGAATGCCCGACTCGAAGAACGCGGTACGCTCCACGCTGTTGACGGTGATGTAGTCGCGCAGTTCGTCGCGGAAGACTACGTCGGCGAGAATGGTTGGCATTGCGGAATTTCCTTTTTACTTGGCCTCAGCAGCAGCTTTCATGCGCGCATGCTCGGCGGGGTTGGTTCGGCGAAGCTCTACGCGCTCCATACCGGTCATTTGGTCCCACGTTTTGGTGGCCCCGCCACCCTTACCCCCGGTAGCCCCGCCACCGTTCGCTTGCGTGCCGCGCACCAATGATGCGTAGCGCGGCGTTTGTTCGAATTCTTTCGCCAGGTCATCCAGAGTGGCGATGGTCAGATTGCCCTGGGCGTCCGTGACCTTGACCTGGCCCTCGACGACCTTCAGCCGGCGCTGGATGAACTCAGCCAGGATCTCGGCGTTTTCGCCTTCAGCAATGATCGTCGCGACCTTTGCTGCTGCTGAGGTGAGGTCGCGTCGCTCGATGCTGGCGGTCATCTCGGAAAGTTTGGCGCGCTCGGCTGCCAGTGCCTGCTCGCTGCTGGTGAACAACTGCTCGAAGTCACCGCGAGCCTTTGCTGCGTCTCGCTCCTGCTGTGCGCGGGACTCTTCAGCTTCCCGGCGCAGGCGCTTGGCCTCTTTGGCCTCGTCCAGCAGGGTCTGGTTCTGGCGCTTCAGGCCTTCCAGATCCTCGCCGCCGCTGGGCAGACCTTCAATTGCCAGGACGTAATCCTCGCCCTGCGCCTTGTAGAACGCCTGCATGGATGGTTCGAGCGCGTCAAATGCTGCCTTGTCGATCTTGTACTTCATGTCATCCCCCGGATGATTTGCCGTTGGCACAGCCTCGGGCGTAAAAAAACCGGCTCATGGCCGGTCGGTTCAAAGTCCTGCGCGCTCGAAGGCTGCAGGCTGTTTGGCTTTCAGTTGATCAAGGGTCAAGGTTCGTCCGTTGTCGTCGACGAATCGGTCGAGGGTCAGTTCGCCCTTTGAGAACAAGGCATAGCGACTCGGGCCGAGAACGTCCTTTTGAAACTCAGCGGGCTGGCGCTCCAGCCATGACTGGTACGTGACCTTGCTGGAGACTGGCTCGGTTCCGTCAGACCCTTTTGAGGGCCTCGTCGAGCCTGGTATCTCGCGTGCGTATTGGTCTTTAAGCACTGGTAGAGCGCTCGACCTGCAATTCCAGTGGCCGGGCGGTCTGGGGTCATCCCATCCGTACAGCTGCTGGTCGCGGGCCTGGCACATGTGCGACGTTCGGCTGTCCAGCGTGGATATCCATCGCCACCCCTTGAGGATGTCGTCGTTCGCCTTAAGCGTCTCCATGCGCGCCGTGCTGGCCACATGGTTGGTCACGGTGCGAACAAGTGAGGTCGCCTGCTCGCGTTGCAGCATTTCAAGACCACTGATTCGCCTGGCGATGGCCTGCGTGGTCTCACCCAACGCGGCACCGATCTGAATCTCGCTGATGATCTCGGCGGCCTTCTTGCTGCCGAACTGGTCAAGCGCACCGCTGATGCTGATCTTCTGGACGCCCTTCTTTCGGGCTTCCAGCGCCATAGGCCTTGTCAGTGCGGACGAAACGACGATCTGAGCCGACGGCGTGCTGACCTGAACGCCAACGCTCACCGTAGCGCCGAGCATTGCAGCGCTGAATGCGGACTCATGGACTGCAAAGTCGCTCAGGTCGGCTTGTGCCCGCACTTTCATTTCAGCGTAGATGCCCCGCAAATCACTTTGCAGCACTTCTATCTGCTTCTCGTACCGCTTGGTGCCGTAGACACTCAATCCCGCTGATACGCGATCCTTGGCGGTCGCAATGGCAAGCGTGATGAACTTAGCCACCTCCTTGAGATTGCTGCCTGCGTGCCGCTGGACGTATATCTGGTGCCGGGTGGTTGCGTCGATCAGATAGCCTTCACTGCTCATTGCCTTCACCGGTCACTGGTGGCTCGTCCGGCTCACTGCCCAGCACTGGCGCTTCAGCCTCGCGATCCTCGTCTATGGCGTCGTCTGTACGGTCCGATTCGATAACGCCGGCCTGGCGAAGATTGGTCCGGTAGTCGACCTTGGCAATGATGCCCTGCTGCCAAAGCTGCATTTGAGCCAAGATCGCCTGGGCGTCCATGACCTGATCGAAGAATTCCTGATTGAGCCAGAACTTCGTTCCTTTGATGTCCACCGCATCCATCATGAAGCGCTGGGCGTCGAACAGGGCCAACTTGATAGCCTCGGACACGTTGCCAGCAATCGTGCCCAGAACTGAGTTGTCAGAGCTGTAACGGATGCGAACTGCTTCTGCCGTCTCAGCACCATTGCCCTGTTGGACGATCCGGGCGCCGATCATGAGCATTTGCTCTTCCTTGTCCTTCATTAGCTCCCGCGCAAGCTGGGTTTCCTTGGCCTGCAGCATGATTGCCGAACCAGACTTGCCCAGGTTGTGACCTCGCCTTGATCCGATGTGCATACCGTTGGGGTTCAGCTTGATGAATTCTTCAGGCTGGATGTCCGTGGTGATGAACAGGGTTGGCTGAGAAGCAATGAACCCAGCCTCTTCCACCGTGGCGCTGTTGCCGTAGTGAAGGATGTTCACGTCGGCGAGGTCCTCAAGCGGGGCCTTGTCGATGCTGGCGTCATTGTTCTGAGCGCCGAAGAAGTGGAACGGAATGTGATCGAAGGGATTGCCGGTCTTGTCGGTGGGCTCGCTCTCGTCACCTTCAGGGTTGTCCGATGTGTGGACGCTTTGTACGTACTTGCCGTCCTTGAGCATCAGCGCACGATATTGATCCTTGGTTGTGAACTCGAAGCCGTCGAGCGATCGCTCGTTGATTTTCTCATGCAGCACGACCAGAACCAGACGCTTGACGCCGTTGATGACGTCTTCGAGCCAGTTGATGATCGAATCAGCTGGGTAGAAATGGATGAACGCTTGAGCGCCCACCGACTGGGCCTTGGTGAGCGACTTCTGCCCCTCTGGCAGCTCAACCTTCGGGAAGTCCACCAGAAAGCCGCCACGGCCCGTGTCCATGCACTCCCCGACAGACTCCTTGCTTAGCTGCTCAAGGCTTGCACCGTCGCCGCTGGCGTTTTCCAGCAGGTACTGGATAGGTGTCGGCAGCTCAACCTCGGCAGTCTTGCGGAACACCGCACCCAACAGTCCGGTGCGGGTGCGGCCAACCACGTTCAGGAACATGGCTCGCTTCTTCAGTTGCTGATACCGGGCCTTGTTCTCTTCCGACTGGTTGAGTGGGTCCGGCATAGGCAGGTATTCGTCGTACTTGCGGACCTCGCGCGGGCCAGCTACGCAACGCTTGACCAGCTGCCAACCGGGCAAGGCGTCGCTGTACTCCTGCCGTTTGGCGCTGTAGTTGGGCATTGCGTATAGCCTCAGAAGGTAAATGTGACGGGGATGTGGGTCATGGTTGCGCGCTTGGTCTTGGCTACAGCGAAGTAGCGGAACGCGTCAGCGGCGTGGGATGACCAGTCGTGAAGTGGCCGGTCTTTCCAGCAACCCTTTTTGTCGTCCCATTCCTTGCGGTAGTTTTCCAGGCAGGTGATGCCCTCTTCGCACTTAGCCTCGTCGAACGCACAGTGCGGCAGGATCTCGCGCACCTGGTCGATGCCGTCGTCCACGCCGATCTTTGGCACAACCTGGAAGGTCATCCGATAGTGCTGGCCGTCGATCTCGTAGCCCTCACGCGCCATTTCGCGCCGGGTCTTGGCATCGCTGCTGAATTCCCGGTTATCGATGTCGTGTGGCCCCCAGTGCTCGCCGTAGACGTATCCGCGATCCTTGAGCACCTTCATGTAATGGCGCAGGCCTTCACCGCTGTTCTGGTAGAAGTCGATGACGTGGTATTCCTCACCCACCATCCGGACGAACCAGATTGAGGTCGAGTCGCCCACGCCGATATCCCAGAACGTGTGAACTGGCTGATGGCTGTTGTCGGGCAACACACCGATGCGCTGGGCACCGTAGAGCTTGGTGAACTGCTTGGCGTAGTAAGCGCCCTCGATCGACTGCTGGAAGGCTTCGGCGGGTATCGACGGGTATTCCCGCTTCATGTCGTCGCCGAGCGTCTTCTCCTTGGCCGAGTACCACGCTCGCTGGCCTGGGTTCGTCGCGATCCCGTGCTTGGCCTGCAGCTCGTTGAAGTAGTTGGTCAGCCGGTCAGGAATGATGACTTCGGCTGGGTCCAGCCAGTACAGCGGGTTGCGCCACCAGCTGAAGAAGAAGAATTTCCAGTCCAACTTGCCCAGCGGAACGCCGGACAGCTGTTGCTTCTCAGCGCTCTGCGAGTAATCGAAGAAGTACCCCGCCCGCCCCTCTGCCGTCGACTCGATGGTAACGAAGCAATCGGCGGCAACCGCCTCGAATGCCCCGGTGACGATCTCTCTGGCCTTGTGGGGAAATTTGGCACAGATCTTCCCGAACTCGGATACGTGCAGATACCGTAGAGTCCCGCCCCGGAAGGATGTGGACACGTAGAGCGATCCGCCCTTGCTGAACACAAGCTCACCAGCAGCATCGTTAGAAGCAGGGTTGGCAGCGCGTATCTCCTTGGGAAGGTTGTCATACGCATACTTGATCTTCTCGCGGAACAGGCGCTTGGCGTCGTTCAGGGTGTGGGCGATCAACGCGCACTTGGCCGACTCGAACAGTGCGGCGTCGAGCTGGACAATGCAGACCAGCGTCGTGAAGCCCAGCTGGCGAGCCTTCAGGATGATGTTGCGGGTGTGCATGCCCTGGAAGTAGTCGATCTGCTCCTGCGTCATGCGGAAGCGGACCTTCTTCCCGTTCTTATCGGTGATGAAGTACAGGTTGTTCAGTCGCCAGAACCGATCCCTGAGCAGCTTCATGTGCTCGGGCTTCATGTCAGGCGTCCTTCGATAGTTCGTCCATCAGAGAGGCCAGGGTGTCGACTGTCTTGTCGCCTTCCTCGGTATCCAGGTTGTAGGCCTGACGTTCGCCCTTGATGACTTTGAGCTGCGCATCTACGCCGGCATTCAACGCACGGGAGAAGTCACCGATGTTGTCCTCGTCCACCGTCATCTCGGCCAGAGCAACAGACAGCTTGTCGGCTATTGATCGCCACTGAGCCAAGCCGACTCTATGAGCCAGCACAACAGACGCAGCCTGATCGGATGCCTCCTCGATGATTTCCGCATCGGTACGCGGCTGCGTACTTGGCGTGCGTACCGAGCTGCGTACCAGCTTGTCACGGGCCGCAGTATTGACTTGATGCGCAAGGTCACGGGTCCAGCCTTCCTTCTTGGCTCGCTTGCGTACCGCGCCCTCTGTAAGGCTGTTGTTCTCGGCTATTGCTCGCACCGAAAGCGACCCGGCCCGGTAGGCTCGTTCAATCGCCTCCCAGTCGGGTTGCTTGGTTGTCATTGGTAATCCTTAATCATCGGAACTCAAAAGAACATCAATCAGCTTCTGCTCACCCAGGCGCATCGCGCCCAGGCACTGGAGGTCGTCACACTTTGGGCCGAGACCGAACACGGTCACCTCACCTTTCGGTCCGATCAGCGTCAATGCGCCTACGGTGCACTCGGGATGCTCGCCAGCTTCAAGGTCGTCGGCGATCTTGCGTAGCGTCTTGGCCGCATCCCGCCACCCCTCACGCTTGAGCTCAACAATCTTCATGCGTTACTCCGCGCCACGAAATGGCAGTGTCTGATTCTGTGGCGCGCTACGGCGTCTGCCGCTCTACCGCCTCGTTGACCTTGTCGGCGGCCTTGCTGGCTGCCTCTGCCGCTTCGGTGGCCTTGCCGGCTGCACCCTCAACCTTTACGGCTGCATCGGTCGCGGTCTTGGCCAGCTTGTT